TCGTCCCAGTCCGTGTGGACCATGCCGACCGCGACCTGATCCGAGACGGCCTCAGCGGCGCGCAAAGCCTGCACGGTTTGGGCGATTGATAGGGGCGAGTCCTGCACCCCGTCCGGGAACCACACGTCCGGCTGCTGGACCGTCAACGGGGTGTTGAACAGTGCGTTATCGACGGCGAGGAGCTTCTCGATAATCCGGGCGATAGCAGGACGCCATAGCCGGATCTTCCGGTCACGGGTCAGGAGCGAGCGCTGCTGCTTGGACTCAATCTCGGTCGCGGTTTTGACGGGCCCGCCGCCGTCGTAGATCCCGAACGTCTCACTGGAGTAGCCGGCGAGCCGCAGGATGTCCTGCACCAGCTGCGCCGAGGTCTCCTTGTGCTCCATCACCCGGATCTTGAACTGAACCTGTTCGATCTGGTCCTTGAGCTTCGAGTCGGCCCCGGCCAACAGGTTCATGGAGGCGTAGGCTTCCTGCTCCACGTTGAACGCCGCACCGTTTCCGGTCCCGACGTTGTCCAGAAGGGATTTGGCGATCATCAGCCGGGACTTGCCGAGCCGGATGTCCCGCATCCACGAGGTGTAGACCTCGTCCAGCGCGTCCATGAGCTGTTCGACGCCGTCAAGGTCACTACGGCCGAGGTTGCGGCCGTGCTGGTCAGTCCGCCACTTCCGGTTCGGGGTCTGGTTCGGGACGTACTCGATGCACAGGCCGTCCGATTCGGAGGAGATCATCCCGAACGCGTTGACATGGTCGGCAAGGCCAGCCGTGGCGGGCTGCTCCGTCAGAGGAATGGGGTGGCCGAGCTTGTCCTCTTCGCCGTCGTACAGGCCGTGAAGGATGACCCCGGTCCCGTCTGCGAGTGTTTCGTGGCGTTCGAGATGCCGGTAGACGTGCTTGCCGTCGCGGGCGACGACCTGCCAGAACGTGACAGCCGTGAGCCGCCCCCAGGTGAATTCGGGGATAGCCTGGTCGGCGTCCACGTGGGTGAGGAACGGCTTGTCAGGGGACACGGTGTCGTCCCATGTGACACGGAGGTACACGCCACCGAGTGCTGCACCGACCTCAGCGGCTTCGGCGAGCTCGGAATGCAGCCCGTCGTCACACAGGTCATCAAGCCGGGCCTGTGTGGTGACGTCGGCGGCTTTGAGGGTGATCTGGTCGGCGAAGAGCAGATCAGCGGAGGCCTGGCAGAGTTCAGCGGCGATGGGGACGTGAAGCTTGACCCTGCGGTCCGGGCCGCGGGACTGCTCCCCCCAGAACCAGCGGGTCAGGGCCCGGCCGACGGTGGCACGGAACCCGCCATGGTCGGAGGCGAAGAACCCTGTGGCGCTGGGGTCCGCCCCGGTCGCGCCGCCGTAGACGCTGCTGAGTTGGTCGGAGTCGCCGGCGTACCAGGCTGACCACACACCCATTTGCGGCAGGGTCTTCACCAGTTGCGCTGGCGGCCATGCTTGGGTGGTCTGTGGCAAAGCCATCGGGCACGCCCTCTCAGGTCAGGTGGTTGGCGGGTCCTAGTTCGGATCTCCACTGTGATTCGGTCGTGACAACGGCGTAGCGCAGCATGTCGAGGGAGTCGTCGTTCTTCTTCACGGGCGCGTCCTCACCGCGTTCGGTGGCCTTGGCGTCCCACACGTAGTCGGTGATCTCATCAATGACGCCCTGGCATCGGTCACTGATGAGCAGGTGGCCTTGAACCAGCAGCGAGGAGATGGTGCCAATGCCGTAGGCGACGTCCTTCCGGGCACCCTGGGAGTAGATCCCGGCGAGCCGGAGCTCTTCACGGAAGTCGGCGGCGGCGGAGTCCACGATGATCCACTCCGGAACCAGCGAGACCTGTTCGGGGTGGTGTGGGGCGCGGATCCAGTCCTTGACCGCCTTCGCCTGCTGCGAGGGTGCTTGGCGGACCTCGTTCACGGCCACGTCGATCCGCAGCTCATCCATGAGGTAGAGCCTGCGGTCGTAGCCGAGGCCGAGCATTCCCACGGCTGTCGCGTGCTGCGTGCCGAAGTCGATGGCCACGGCCAGGCAGCGCATTATTGGCGGCAGCCGCTCCCACGCCACCACATGCTTCGTCGGGTCCCACATGTCGTAGACGGCGCCCTCAGCGTTCGTCCACAACCCGTTGATCATCCGGTCATAAAACACGCCCGTGAAAGACGCCTTCATGTCCGCAATGTAAGCCGGGCCGGGATCGCCGCCCTCGAAGTACTGGGGGTTGTCGTCCATGGTGAAGTGGAAGACGGTCATGTTCTTCTGGGCGGCGTTCAGGATCCATTCGAGCCGCAACCAGTGCCGGGTGCTGCCCGGGTTCGTGGTGGCCAGCAACCGGGCGCCGGCCACACGCAGGCGGGAGACCAGCATCTCCCAAAACCCGGGCGGCAACAGCGTCGCCTCATCCACGTAGGCGAGCTCGACGGTGGAGCCGCGGATCTTCTCCTCAGACCGGGCATCGTTAGCACCGACCAGGTGGACTTCCTTGCCCAGGATTACCGCCGTGCCCGAACCCTTGGTGTGGACCACATGCCGGGACAGTTCCCCGAACAGCCGGTCATCCATCAACGGGGCCAGGATGTTGCGCTCAATGGTCTGCAGTGTTTTGCCGACGATGATGATCAGGCCGGCGCCCTTGGTGAGGCGGACGGCGAAGAGGAACGCGAACAGCGACGCGATGGTCTTACCCGCGGACACCGCACCAACCCACAAGGCGATCTTCGCCCGGGTAGACTCCACCACAGACGAAACCTGCTTATGCGAGAGCGGCGGCGGACTCACTTCCCCGCCTCATACGCCTGCGCAAAACCAGTCATCAACCGGTCAATGACCGACACAGCACCAGACGCCTGATCCACCGCGGACTTGTCGTAATCCTCAAGCTTCGCGGCCTTATCCAGGTAGATCCCGATCGCCGTTGCGTGGTTCCGCTCAGCCTCAGCCGGTGGCTCCACATCATCAACAACCTCAGTGCCGTCCTTCAACGCCACCACATACCGGTACTTGTCCGCCTCCAGACGGTCCAGGATCCTCTCCGTCCGCCCATACAGCCGGGACACGATGGCCACACGCCTGAGCTTCCCGTCAGCGACCTTCGCCTCTATCGCGGCGCGTACGCGTTCAGGCCGTACCGTACGCGTACCGGCCTTGCGTGCCCATCCGGCAACAGTGTTCTTGGGGATGCCGAGTTGTTTCTCTACTGCGGTCGGGCCGTGGGTTTCGTAGAGGGCGAGGGCTGCGTCTTTTTGTGCCTGCGTGTAGGTCTTGGCGGCTGGCACACGCTCTCACCGCCCTACATGTCTAGTTGGTTGCTGGGTAGAAGGTCTTGGGTCCGAACGCTTTGCCTTTGGTCCGGTCCACGGTGACGCCGCAGATGCATTTGGTCCACGTGCACGCTTTGTTCTTGCAGTGCGGGGTCGCGGTGAGTGCGCCGAGTGGTTTGCTGCATCCTGGACAGGTCATGACGCCTCCGTTGGTTTGTGAGGGGTGATCTACTGGATCGGCCGCGTTCTCGATTGTTGGTCGGCGTTCTTTCGATCAGTGGGCTGTCTCGGGCTCGCACCGTGACTGGAGTTGGCTTGGTTACCATCAGCCCTGATGGTGGGTCATCACCCTGTTTCCCCGCTCGAATGTCAAGGCGGGGCCAACTATTGAAGCCCTCGCCGTATTGGGGGCCGGCGAGGGCTTCAAGTCTCTACATGTGCGCGGGTGGGGTCTCAGCCACTTCTCACACACTAAGAACAGACTACCCAATAAATGTGCAACTCTCAAGCAGCCGCGCCTAACTGTATGTAACTTTCTGGGGCGACCTTCCGGCCGGACGGGGTCTGCCAGTATGCGTGCATGACGGCGGCGGCCGTGTAGAGGTTCCCTGACGACGGGGTCAGGGTGCCTTTCTTGATCCACCACTCCACCCGGGTCATTGGCAGGGTCGCATGGTTACCGTGCTTGAGTGCCCGGAGGATGCGGGGGAGTGGTGCTTGGACGTGCCATGCCTCAGCGAGCATCCACTGCTGGTGCTCCTGTACGTCTACGGTGGTCCCGCAGGTCTTGCACCGGCCATGGGTTTGCCCTTGGATGGCGGTGACCGTGTCGGGGCAGCGGATGCCTTCCATGATGGTCTGGCATCGCCCCACGACGATCCTCTCGGCGGCCCGGTCGGTGGCGAGCCTGCCGGCGTTCATCGCCTCAGTGAGTTCGTCCAGTAGTTCGTACGCCCATTCGGCGGTGCGGATGGTGTCGATCCTGGTGAACAGGTAGGAAGCGATGTTCTTGGTGCTCACATGAGTGAAGATGTTGTTCCCCTCCAGTGCGGTCGCCCACCCTGCGAGGACGGCCCGGATCTGGTCGTAGCGTTCCATGACGTCCAGGTTGATGGGCGGCTTGGATCCGGTCGGGGATCCGCCGCCGATGGCTGGGGCGCCTTTGTCCTGCCGGGCGATGCTCACGCCAAGGTTGTCCACCATGTCATCCACTTCGGCAAGGTGTTGTTCCAAGGTGGTGGTGTGGTCGTGGCATAGCTTGATGTTGATTTCCCCGGTGCAGGCGCCGCAATCGCTCATACTCTCAGTTTAACAGCTAAGTTGCGCACTGTTACCCGTTGTTGGCGTGTCGTGGCCGCCGCATTTCTCCCCGGTCGCGATGGCTTTGAGCCGTCCCAGGTCGGTCTTCCCGGAGCCCCACATCAGTTCGATTTCGTAGGCGATCCGCAGGCAGCGTTCCTCAGCTTCACACGTCATGGCTGGCCTCGATGGTTGCGGCGCGGGCACGGAGCCAAGCTTCCGCATGACGCTCGGCTTCGGCATATCCCGCTGCGTCGCCGCTGCTGTAGTAGCCTGTCGCTTCGGTCCCCGGAAGGTCTAAGTCACCCGCCGCGTCCCGTAGCGCCCACGCCATAGCTTTGCGTTCGATGGCAGCCATTTCCGCAACCGTCTTGACCAACCCAAACCCCGCAGCCGTGAGTTCCTGCTCTACATCGTTCGCTAATCTACGAACTGCTGCGATGTATCGCAAGTCATATTCGTCTCCGGTCAGATCCAGATGCGCGGTAATTATGTCGGCCATGGTCTTCGCGGTCATTCGTCCTCATCGATGTAGATGGTTCCAATGGCGTAACCTTCGCGGCGGCCGGACTGTGAGGTTACGTCAGCCTGCCGCCCGAGGTCATCGAACGCTTCCTCAACGTCTTGGTAAATGTCGCTGGAGACGCTGGGCTGGTGTGATGCTTGGTTGTATTCGATGACGACATACCCGACTCGCTCGCTCACTCCCCGTCCCCCTTCGCAGCAGTCACAGCGGCGCGGAGGTCTTCTGCTATCTCTCGGTCCTCGCCCTGATTGGAGCGTTCAAGCCTGCGTTCGATGACGGCCACCCTCGCTATCACCTCGTCCCGCTTCCGGAGCTCGGTGAGGAGGTAGTCCCTGTCAGCGTCCATCTGCGCCCTGCTGTTGGTCAGGCTGAACGGGCTATTCGCCCGCCTTTCGATCTCACCCAGGCGCGGGTCCGGGGCCGTCACTTGGTGGCCCTGTCGATTGCCTCTACCCACTGAGTGGCGACGGCGGCGACTTGAATGAGCTCGGTGCGGAGCTTGTCCTGGTCCTCTTCTGCCATGGCCTCGAAAACCTCCTCTAGGAGGATGTCCGCGAAGGTGACTAAACCGACCTTGGCGTTGTCGTCCGTGGTCTGCTTGGCGCGGGTGGCGAGCATGCCGTACGTTTTGGATTTGCTCATGAGCGCTGTCCAGCTGACTTCGTCGGGGCCGGTGCCGTTGGGGTGGTTCTGCTCTCCCCACTTGGCGTTCTGACGTTCCCGCTCGGCGGCTACTTCATCCAGCACGGACGCGGTTGTTGTGCTCTCGCTCATGCGTTCATTTCCTTTTCGTCAGTCGTCAAATCCCGGTAGTGTCTCGCGGCGGGTTCCCAACTGCGCGCCTGCCGAATGTGCAGGTCTGGCAGGGGTGCGTCGTAGTCGAAAACGATGCCGAGCAGTTTGGTTTGCGCGGTCATGCCCTCAGCTTGGGAGGTTGCCTCGGTGAGCTCCGCGGAGTAGGCGTTGAGTTCCGCGGCGGAGTTCACTTCACTGCCTTTCGTAGGTCTACGCGAGCGCCAGCAATGCCGGAGTTGATGAGTCGGCGTGCTGCTGCGTCGCCGTATGCGATAAGTACGGACGGTGCGCCACTGTTCGCCTTGGCGCGGGTTCCGTCTGGGCGATGGAAGTACAGCCTGCCCTCGATGAATAGGAGCGCCGATGCGTAGGGCCATACCCAGTCGAAGAACATTCGAGTCTCAGTCCGGGCGAACACAAGGGCGATGCCGTCGTTATGCTCAGACAGCCGCCGAAGCCAAGTAGCCGCAGCCGCGCCATAGGGCGGGTTCATCCACACGCGGCCCTCCCACTCCTGAGCCAGCCCGTCGTCCTCGATGGTGTAATGCTTAGCGGCGGTATCCCATGGCCGATCCAAAGACGTGCAGGGGTCAAGGTCGAACGGTCCCAGTGACTCCACAATCTCTGGTGGGGTCAGCCAAACGTCCGTGATTGCTGAGGCTGACTGGTGCGAGCCCATGGAACGCCGCGCCGCTGCTGGTCGGTCCATCTCGCGCTTTTCTTCGTCAGTAAAGTACGGCGTGTAGTTGCGGGCTGCTGTAAAGGCAAGGTTTGACTCGGCGCTCATATCTGGGGCTCCCAGCGTCCGTGCGTGTCGCCGTCCCAGATGCGCGTCACGAGCCGGATAGGGGTCACAGCGGCCATCGTGTCAATCCAGGTAGTCACCACGGCCAGGGTGAAGTCCTTCACGTACACGACTGGGGCGGAGGTGGCCAGCTGCGCGCCATACTCCGTGCGGGGGGTCATGGCTGGGGCTCGAAAAGGACGGTCGCGGGGAGGGCGATGTCGTTGCGGGCGCCATATCCAGCGACGACATACCAGCCGTCGGGGAATCGGTGAAAGACTCCGCGCATGGTCCGAATAATGAAACTGTCCTCTTCCGACTCCATCACGACAGAATCGACAGCCAGCGAGTCAAGTTCCTCCACGGTGCTGATGGTGCGGGGCTTCCGGTAGCCAGCGGAGAGGATCGCGTTGGCTGCCTGCATGAACCAGTCGTCATCGTCACGCTCGGCCGCATCGCCTACTAGATCCTGTAGCTCGCCACGCATTGGGGCCAGCTCATCCCGCGCCGTCATGCCCCCAGCCCCTGCGCCTGGTAGAAGCCTTCCCGCACGTCCACTTTGGCGAGCGATGACATCGCGTCCCATT